ATGGCGGCCCTGAACAAGGTTGTCGACGTCACCCGGCAGTTCGACATCCTCAACGCCGGTCTGGTGACCGCTACCGGCTCTGCGGAGAACGCCCAGATTGCCTTCGAGGCCATCCAGGACTTCGCCACCCAGACACCTTACGACCTGCAGCAGGCCACCGAAGCCTTCACCAAGCTGGTGAACTACGGTCTCACGCCCAGTGAGGAAGCCCTGCGGGCCTACGGCGACACCGCCGCTGGCATGGGTAAAGACCTCATGCAGATGGTGGAGGCCGTTGCCGACGCCACCACTGGCGAGTTCGAACGCCTGAAGGAGTTCGGTATCAAGGCCCGGAAGGAAGGCGACCAGATCGCCGTGACCTTCCGTGGGGTGACCACCCGCATCCAGAACAGCGGTCAGGCCATCGAGCAATACCTGATCGAGCTGGGCCAGAACAACTTCGCTGGCGCTATGGAACAGCGCATGAACACCCTGGACGGGGCCATCTCCAACCTTGGGGACGAGTGGGACAAGCTGTTCCTCAACATCAGCCAGCAGGGCGTGGGCGACCTGATCGAGGACTCCGTGCGCCTCGCCATCGACGCCCTGGAAGAGATGAATGCGTGGCTGGCCTCTGGGCAGCTGACCGCCTACATCGACGCCATCGGCTCCAAGTTCGAGGGCATGGGCCGCGACGTGGCCACCACCCTGGAAATCCTGGAGCAGCTCTGGAACGACTTCCTGGGCACCCCGGAAGGGGAAGGTGTGGCCGGGGCCACCAACGACACCATCGACTTCATCGTCGAGGCGTTCAAGAACCTGCCTGAGAACATGCGTGCGATTATCCAGCTGACCGCTGTGGAAGTCGCCGCACTGATCGACTATGGCCGGGCCTACGGACGTGCCTTCGCTGAGGTTATCGGTATCGAGCTGGCCCGCATGGTCGAACAGGCCAAGGTCTATGGCCGTGCCCTTGGGGACGCCCTGAACCCGTTCTCTGACGACGAGATCGATGTCGAGGCAGAGCTGCGCCGCCTGCAGGGTGTCGCCTCTGACATGGCTGACGAAGCGTTCCGGAATGCCGAGCGCCAAGCCGCCATTACCCGCGACGCCCGCCGCGAATCCATCATCAGCATCATGGAAGAGCGGCAGGCTGCGCTGGACTCCTTCGACAGCCAGATTGCCAAGGCCGACGACCTCCGTGCTAAGTACGACCAGCTCCAGCAGGAGCGGAACGCTGGCACCGGGGACCGGCTGGCCCAGTTCGCTATCACGCCGGAAGGTGGTGAGGACAGCGGCCCAAGCGAAGCAGAGCGCAAGGCGGCCAAGCGTCGCCAGGAGCAGCAGGAGCGGGAATTCAGCCAGCTCCTGGACTTCCTGCAGACGGAAGAGGAGGCCATCCAGTCTTCCTACGACCGCCGCCTGGAGATCATTCGTGCCAACACCGAAGCCGAGAGCGAGCTTCGTGGTCAGCTGGAAGACAAGCTGAAGGACCGCTATGACGCTGAAATGGAGGCCCTCCAGCAGCGCCAGATGCAGGAAATTGAGTCCATCCGCAACTCCCTGTTGACCCAGGAAGAGCAGCTGGCGGCCTCCTACGAGCGCCGGAAGCAGATCGTCCTGGAGAACACCCAGATCACGGAGGAAGAGCGCCAGCAGCTGCAGGCCGACCTGCATGAGAACTACATGCAGCAGCTCCAGCAGATGGAAGCCCAGCGGACCAGCGTCATGCTGCAGAACAGTTCCAATCTGTTCGGCAGCCTAGCTGACCTGTCCAAGACCTTCGCTGGTGAGCAGAGCACGATCTACAAGGCTATGTTCGCCACCAGCAAGGCGTTCGCCCTCGTGGACTCCGTCATCAAGATTCAGCAGGGTATTGCCAACGCCGCTTCCCTGCCGTTCCCAGCCAACCTTGGGGCCATGGGTTCTGTGGCTGCGGCCACCGCTGGTATCGTGTCTACTATACAGGGACAAAACTTCTCCGGGGCGTATGACGAAGGCGGCAAGATACCGGCTGGTAAAGTGGGACTGGTGGGTGAAATCGGCCCAGAGCTGGTGCAGGGACCGGCTAATGTGACCAGCCGCAAGGAGACAGCAGAGATGTTCAAGAACGGTGGCAAGAAGGACAAGGAAGAAGCTGTGCCACCACAGGTGAACGTCCGTAATATCAACGTCCTGGACCCATCCGTGGTTGGTGATTATCTTGCCACCGATGCTGGGGAAGAATTGATTATGAACGTGGTTCAGAGGAACCAACGCGCTATAGCTTGAGGTGTGATAATGGCCAACTTGGTTGGAACAGCGAACAATTTTTACGACCTGTTTGACAAGATTGTGGAATTCCTAACCACGGATTCTACTCTTGTTGCAGACGGACAGGCTTGGCAGACTCTTCGTCTGCACAAGGACAACTTGGCTTCGTACACTACGGACTTCAACGAAAGGTACGACGGCAACTACCGTTTCCTGGCTGAGACATTCCAGTATGATCCTCGTTGCCACAACAGGCAGGCAGAGAATAATCAACAAGCCGTGTTTTACGACTCAAGTTCTTCTGCCAACCGCCACGTGACCATGGAGCTTAGAACAGCCAAGATAGTCGACAGGTTTCGCCTTATCGCCTCAGAGAATAGCACGTATGCCGGCTATATGCCGAAAGACTTCCGTGTAGAGTTTTCCGATGACGGGGTCACCTGGACAGAGGCTCTCCAGAAGACAGGTGAAACCTCATGGGCTACAGCCGAGGAACGGACCTTCACCCTGACCAATCCCCCTGCCACAGCGAAGAAGTTTTGGCGGATACTTATCGACGCTACCAACTACCGTTCGAGCAGCGCACGTGCTTCCTGGAAGAGTATGCTGCTTCTCGAACCGGACGACACGATCGCAAACCAGTTCGGCTCTGAGGTCATATTCAAGGCCACAGGCAACGGTGGTTCAGACGAAATCTTCACAGGTATAAAGGCCACCTATAACCCTGTCATCGGCTGGTACAACCTGATTATGAACGGGTACTCCGGTTTTGACCCCAACCAACGCTCCTTCTTCAAGCATCCAGGGGCCTTGAACAGCACCTACAACGGAGACCCGTACGATTGCTACTGCCCGATGGTTCCTTGCTGGAATAGCAGCATACCATTCTGGTTCGTAGCTTCTGGCCGTTCCTTCCGGTTCGGGGTGAAGATTGGCACAAACTTCGAAGGTGGCTACCTAGGGTTCCTGCTCCCCTATTCCACCCCTGGGCAGTACCCCTACCCATTGGCTGTAGGAGGCTCCCTAACAGCCTACACAACCGCCAACAACACTTGGGTATACGACTACGTTCACCAGTACCATAGTGTGTACCCGCACCCAGGAGGGAGCGGGTCTACCAGCACCATGACCGGGGACTACCCGTACGCTACTCTGTTTATCCGAGACCCGGAAGGGGCTTGGCGCTGGATCATAAACATGTACCAGTCAGACACCGTGAGCGGCCAGGACACCAACTTCGATGGTTCTAGCTTCAACGGTTCCTCTAGGGCTTGCTGGCCACACATCCGCAACGACGACTGGGCATCCGGCAGCAGGCCGTTTAAGCAATGCGTCGGAGGTGGCTACATGACCATTCCGGTACTGGTGTCTCAGTTCCACCCCACTAAGCGCATCTACGGGGAGCTAGAGGGCACCTATGATGTGAGCGGGTTCGGAGCCTCTGCAGAGGACACGATTTCTGTAGGCGGGAAGACCTTCGTCATGTTTCAGAACTGCCACCGCAACACCCCCCACGAACACTGGGCGCTTTCTTTGGATTGAGGTAACAAAAATGGCATACGAATCAGGCACAGCCACCAGTGCAACGGACCTCTTGGACAAGTTCCGCTTGTTCGCTATTTCCCAGGGGTGGACGGTTAACCGCTGGACCAGCGAGGAAAGTGGGCAAGCCCTCTGTATCCAGAAGAATGGAAACCACTTCAATTTCAATGCAACCGAAAACCAGCGAGTGCGTATCAACGGCAGTCTCCCATACTGCACAGGGATTCGGATGAATGGAAGTGACGGCTACGACTCTGGTCTGCCCTGGGACCAGCAACCTGGGTACCCCAGGAGGTCTACCACTTCCTATGATTGGCACGTTGTCTTCCTGGACCTACAGCTGAACCCAGGACCGTTCCCAGCCTACCACTTCTTCTCTCTCGGTGGTAACTCTCTGCACTGCTCCCTAGAGTTCAACACGGGGCAATTCTTCCATTGGGGCTGTGGCCGCCTGGACATGTTCAACCCATCTATTGTTGGTGGCCAGTTCATATACGCACCCCAGTCGTATCCCTACACTAGCTGGTACACAACAGGCTACGATGGAGACAACAACAGCTCCATAGAAATGGTTCCTGGCCGCGCTGCTAGGGCAGACATTTCCACCTCCCGGATAGGCTCCATGCTGCGTGTTCAAGAAGGTTCTTACGACAACTGGGCCAGCAGCGCACGTGATTCTACTGATGGGTATCTCCCCAGAGCATGGCAGGGGGGAGCCGTACACGACTTTCCGTTGTTGGCCTATAGCCCAGACCCCATGAACAACGTGGGTATCTTACTGCCGATGATCGCCTCCTACAACGAGGACGACCGATACCTGCTCCCCATGGGCAGTTTCCCCGGTCTGCGCAACATGAACATGTCCGGCTACCTACCAGGAGACGAATTCACGCTAGGGGTAGACACCTGGAAGGTGTTCCCCTGGTTCCAGAAGGGTTCCATCCAGAGTGAGCAATACGCTATCGCAGTTCTGAAGGGGACTACCTAACATGGCTGTTTACGACGGGTTCCTGGTTTCGTTCGGTACGGTTGGAGCTTCTGTCCACCTTGACCTTGCCTACACGGGAGGAAGGGACCCGATCAATAACAGCCAACGGAATGGCGACTACGATGTCGAACCGTATGGGGCTGGTGCTCGCACAGACAACACCCCGGTCAGCTCGATACCCATCGCCAGACAGGGATTCCTGGCTCCTACGTTCCGTACGGACTGGTATGGGCGGGTACACGTTGTTCCTTCCAACATCTC